GGCGTTGCAGTATACGTATCAAGCATTACAGAATACCCTGTTATTACGGGTATTTCGGCAGATCGCTTAAGTTTCACAGTATCCTACCCAATTCAAGTAATCCCAGGAGAAGTAATAACTTTTAATGTAGTTATACCTGTAAAGACCACAGGAGGAGAGGGCACTTTAGTTCTTGATGACGAAGACGTGCTTCCCATAGGCCCTATGACTATTGCTTCTTTTAGTGCTGGCGGAGTAACAATAAATTTCACAGAGCCTCGTCTTCCCTTAGTCGACTCGGGTATGAATATTATAGCATACGATGAGCTTGGTGAGGTTGAATACGTCTATATATACGGGGTTGACAGCGGCAGTAATGACTCTGTTAATATTACCAATCCCACTCGCGCCGCCGAGCTCTTATCTGTAGGACAGGAAGTATACTTTGAAAATCAAGCCTCGAAGGGGCAAACAAATGGGACCCTCATAAGGTTTCAGTCCGAAATTGATGACGAAGTAAAAATTGGTGATTATGTAATCTCACCAAGACTTACTAGTGCGCCTAAAATTACGAGCATAGATATTAATCTTTTGTATATTACTGTAAACAAGAATATTGATATTTTAGAGCACGGGGATTTTATCACTTTCGGAGAAAGCGTAGATAAAGCCATAGAAGTAAATATTCGCTTAGATGAATTAAAAGATACAGTTATTGAACCAGGATTGCTTCGAGATGGAGAGCTTTTAGTATGGGATGCAGAACTTGAAAAATGGACAACTAAAGATCTTCAACTTGCAACTTCACTTGATTCACTAACTGATGTTCGTATAGAAGATCGTGATATAGGCCAAATTCTTCGATATGTAGATAATGTAGAGTTTGGTATTCGAATGGAGAACATAACCCCCTCCTGGACTGCTGACGATTTACAAGATTTTGATTATAGTACTGTCGCAGAAAATTCGGTACTAGCAGGCAATAACGGACAGTGGGTACAAAAAGATATAGTTGAGACTATCAAGAATGTAAACACTTTAGAGCTTACAAATCTTTCTAATGTTAGTGTTGCTAATGCTACTTCAGGCCAGGGTCTTGTTTATAATGGTTCGGCGTGGACTGCTCAGAATTTTCCCGATGAGATTGGCGATTTATTAAATGTTAATGCCGCTAGCCCATCTACATTAGATGCTCTGATTTGGAGCGGTAGTAGCTGGAACAGTACTGAAATACCAAGAGCCTTAGAAGATCTTAATGCCTTAAATGTATTTGATCTAGATCAATTTCCTTCCGCAGGTTTTACGGATGTTCCTATTGGAACAGCAAATACTTCAAGATTTGTAAAATGGACGGGCAGTGGTTTTATAACAACTCGACTTAATAATGATGACGGTTATGGAATTGGGCTCAAACTAGAAAATCTAGATGATGTTAACCTCGAAAATCCGTATACTGCGGACTTTATATCCTGGGATCCAGAAACACAGATGTGGATTACTAGAAGCGTAGAAGGGGCAGTAATTGATATCGGTCTAACTGTCTTAAGCGATGTAGACCTTCAAACTGTTCTTCCACAGAGCAGAAATACTCTAGAGTACGATGAGCCCACAGGACAATGGAGACCTACAGAGCGTCAGGGCTTGGCACACTATGTACCTCATGAAGACTTAGCTTTAGGAGATATAGTTGCTCTTCGGTCAGATGGAAAGGTAGAGAAAGTAGCTGAAATTTCTAGTTCTGAATCAGTCTTATTTACCACAACAGCTACTCCTTCTGAAGCTTCTGACTACTATGGAAAATCGGTATACGTTTCAGATAACTACTATATTATTGGAGCTCCAGGGTTTGAAAATTCCACAACTGGGGGTAAAATTGAAATATATGATACTTCTACTAATTCACTGTTACAGGTCATTACTAATCCAACTCCAGGGCTTGCAACAAAATTTGGTGAATCAGTATCTATCTCAGACAATTTCTTTGTAGTAGGTGCTCCTGGCTATAATAGCAATGCTGGACGAATTTATATATATGATTTACCTGGATTTACATTATCAGAAACTATTGAAAATCCTAATCTATCTACGTCCACTCTAGATGACCAATTTGGTAATAGAGTACAAATTACCAACGATTATATTGTTGTCTCAGCTATAACTGAAGAGCCTATAAATTTATCTGATAATAATACGGGGGTTGTTTATATATTCAACCCTGCAACAGGCAACCTACTACACTCTATTCAAAGTCCTACTCCTTCTATTACAGGATGGGGCCAGTCTGTAGCTGTAGGTGCTTCTGGTTACATAGCTATAGGTCATCCCTTAAATAATGAAGTCAGAATATATCAAGCAGCTACAGCCGGATTACTATATACCTTAACCAGCCCGAATAATTTTGAAGGAAACTTTGGTACTTCGATGGGTATATCAACTAGTGGTAGGCTAGTTATAGGAGCTCCTAATACAAACGGGGGTAAAATATTTGTATATAACCTTGTCACAGGAGACTTTAACTACACTATAACAAATCCAGATAGGAATATATCAGGAGGAGCGGATAAGTTTGGTAATGCAGTAGCTATATCTAACGACTATATAGTAGCATCAGCTACTGATGAAAGAACGATAGGCACTAGCTGGGGTACTGTTTACATATTTGATGTAAACACTGGGAGCTTCTTAAATGAGTTCAAGAATCCTACAGACACTAATCTTAATTGGGGCTTCAGTCTTGCAGTAACTAATGACTATACTATTATTGGAGCTCCTCGCTTAAATATTGCAGGGGTAGGAGAAATTCATACTTTTTCAAGTTCTTCATACTTAACTAGTAATGCAGACAATTGGGTAGGTATAGTAGAAGAAGATAGACTAGTAGCAGACAATAAAGATGTACTTGTTACAACAGTAGGTTCTGTTAATAAATTTGTATCAGGACTGGAAACTAATAAAAACTATTATTTAGACGGTAGAGGCTTTTTAACTCTTGTCGAAACAGACTACGGAGTTTTGGGTAAAGCTACCGCAGAAACTGAGCTTTTAATTACAGGTAACGTAGTAAGCGCTGAGACCGGTGTAAGCTACTTAAACGATATTCGAGATGTGGATACTGTTTCTACGCCTCCGGCTAATAACCAAGGATTAGTATGGGATAGTGCAAATAATAGATGGTCTCCAAAAACAATTGGATATAGTAATATTACTACGTTTGGGGGACTCACAGATACTTCTGTAGCCTCCCCTACTCCTGGTCAAAGTATACAATGGACTGGAGCTAATTGGGCTCTTGCGGATTATATTCCCCAAGGATCTCTTGTTCTTAATGAGTTAACCGACGTTAATACTGCGGGGTTAGAGCACGGAGACTCTTTAGTCTATAGTTTTATTTTAGATAAATGGATACCTCAACAGACTGGAACTTCAAATGTATTTATACTTGATGATTTAACAGATGTAGACCTGCAACTGACTGCGCCCTTAGATAATGATGTTTTAGTTTATAATCTTGCGGAGGATAAGTGGTTTCCAGGTGCGGTATCTAGGGTTGCTTCGCTAGATGATTTAACAGATGTAGATTTACAAACCCAGGCCCCAACTGAGGCCGATGTAATAGCTTATAACTCTATTACAAGTAAGTGGGAACCTCAACTCATTGCGAACATTACAGTAACAAGTTTAGACGGTTTAGATGAGGTAGACATTACCAGTCTTGGCAATAATCCTTTAGAGGGTGAAACACTAGTATGGAATGCTATTGACTCCGTCTTTAGACCTGGGTCCCCCAGTCTTGATACAATTAGTTTAGGCTCTTTAGGAGATGTAGATACAAGTACGGGAGGAAATGTACCAGCATCCGGAGAAAGCTTATTTTGGGATGGAATTAAATGGGTTCCTGGACCTACTGGTACTGCTGTCGCAGCTTTCATTGGCGATTTAGTAGATGTCAATGTTATTTCTTACCCTCCTAAAGAGTTACAAGTACTTACCTGGGATTCCTCCATTAATAGATGGTACCCTAGAAACGGGCACTCAGGAGGCATTGAAGACTTTATAGCCGAAGGAGACATTTTACAGGGAGAGGTAGTTTCTATCAATTTGAATGGCTCTGTTAGTAGAACAGGCCAGTCTCCTTTTCAGCCAGCCTGGTACAAAGAAAATCCAACTCCTTTTGGTACTGCTTCAAATGACTTTTTTGCATACAGTATGGCAGCAAGTACTGATAAGCTGCTCGTATCGGCGGATAGAGAAGATGAGACAGGGGAACTGGACTCGGGTAAAGTATATGTATATAATGCGCTTGGATTTCTAGAAGCAACTATTAATAATAATAATATAAATGCCTCCCCAGCAAATGATAGATTTGGATTTAGCCTAGCAATATATGGCAACTTATTTGCGATTAGTGCACCTTTCGAAGATTCAGGAGCAAACTATAATACTGGAGCAGTATATCTTTATAATCGTACTACTAATGCTATAACTAGCCAAGTAGTACACCCCGGCCTAGCAACATTTGGGTCCGTACAGTCTTATAGCCCCAATAACAGTCAATTTGGACACTCAATATCTCTTGGAGGTGAAAGATTAGCAGTCGGAGCTCCCTTTGATTCTGGTAACATAGCTATCAGTAGCGGAGTAGTATACATAGTTAATCCGTCTCCTGCTGTTGGCGAGGCTCAATTTCCTCATATTATAACAAATCCTAATGAGACCGGCGGCTCATATAATGACCAGTTTGGTACGAAAGTAGCTTTAAATAGTACTGGACAATACCTTGCAGTTGCGAGCAAGAACGAAGGGCCAAGTTCTACCAAAGGTGGCGTATATATATTTGATATTTCTGACGAGGAAATCGATCCTGTACAAGTAGCCTATATAGCAAATCCTGGATTAGGTGGCGGCTTTAGTTATAATTTCGCAAGTGCTTTAAAGTGGGATCAAGTTTATCCAAATCTTTTAGCTATCGGATCTTATGATTCGGATACAGATTACCCTGAGGGGTATGACCAGGGTAGAGTATTTATATGGGATCTGAATACACTAGATTTCCGAACTGTAATTACTAATCCTAATAGTTATAATAACCCTACAAACGGAGATCGATTTGGTTGGTCCGTAGATATGAAAGAGGGCAAGCTCTTAGCTGGAGCAACTTATGAAGAGCAGGGCTATGTTGGCGGGAAGTATACTAATGCTGGTAAAGCTTATTTACTGGATGCTACTTCAGGTCAATTAGAAGCTATCTTCTCTAATCCTAATATATATGGGGACTCTACTAATGAGCAGTTCGGTTACTCAGTAGCTATTGGAGGTCAGGGCTTTAATGACTTATACCATGTAGGTACTCCCTATGTTAGAAATACAATTAGTAGTGATTTTAATTCCGGCGCTGTTGTAACTTTTGATTCTCAAATTACCACCAATGCTGACGCATGGATAGGCATAGCGTTTGAAGATATTGATGATGGAGAGGTTGGGAACGTTACTCTATTCGGAGGAGTAGCAAAAAATTTATTTGGATTGGAAGCAGGCAGTAATTATTATTTGCAAGTAGACGGAGGATATACCCTCACACTTTCTCCTTATGGAATTATAGGAAAGGCGCTTAGTCCAAATACACTACTTATAACAGGTGACGTAGAGTCTAATACTGCTGATCAAGTAAATGTACTTAATGATTTAAACGACGTAACAAGTGTTACCCCACAAGTTGGAGATGGATTAGTTTGGAATGGTTCAGGCTGGGTAACAGGCGCAGTTTCTGGCGGGGTCTCAAATATTGGAGAGCTGGATGATGTATTTTTACCAGTACCTAATTTACTTCAGTCAGGGCAAGTTCTAACTTGGAATGGAGTAGCCCAGTCATGGGTTAATGCAGCTACGGGGTCTAGTAATGTAGCTATAATAAATGATTTAACAGACGTAGACTTAGATACTATCCCACCTTTAGAAGATCAAGTACTACAATTCGATGGGGCAACATGGAGACCAGCAGATTTACCTGAAGGACAGAGAATTACAGGAGTAGCTTCCGAAAATATAACTGAAGGAAGCATAGTACTATATGGAAATACAGGACAATTTAAAAATGTAGAAGTATCTATTGGCGCATTCCTTGCAAGTATACCTGCACCTGTACCAAGTAACTATGCGTTATTTGGCTCAGTTATTACACATCAGGGTGATTATTACGCAGTCTCTGCTCCAGGAGTCTCAGCACAGGGTGTTGGAAGTTACTTCGGAGTTGTAACTGTATATGATGCAGTTACTAACTCTCCTGTTAGAACTTTCTATCCCCCGCGTGAGGGCTACCAAGTTATTGCAGATGTTTCCAATCAATACTTTGGAGAGTCTATAAGTATTTACGGAGATTACCTAGCAGTAGGTGCGCCTAAGGGAACAATAAATGGAGCCGTGCAGACAGGAATAGTATATGTTTTTAGAATATCTACGGGTAGTTTAGTATACATAATACCTAGCCCCTTTAATCAAAATGCAAATGACAACTTCGGAGCGTCTGTATCTATAGATGACACTGCCATTTTAATCGGGTCACCCGGCTACGATAGCCCTACTAGCTTTAATACGGGAAGAGCCTATTTATATGATTTTAATGACCTTGATGGCTACCCTTATGACATAGAGGAAGAGGAATGGCCAATTGCTCCTCCTAGTAAAATATTTGAAAATTCTAACGATGAGGGTACCCCCGCTGGAGATGCTTTCGGTTCTGTAGTTAGTATCACGCCTTCGTCCGTAATTATTTCTGCTCCCTCCGAGGACACCGGAGGTACTCTAAGTACTGGTAGAATCTATATAAGAAATCGTGTAACTACTGCTAGTATCGCAACTTTAGTAAATCCTAATATTGATTCAGAAGGCTTCGGAACAGTACTAGCTTACTGGCCAGAAAAAATAATAGTCGGAGCACCTGGATACAATGCAAATCAAGGCATAGTTTATATCTTTTCAGCTACTACAGGGGCCCTACTACATACTATTCAAAGCCCAGAAGCAATAGGTGATAGGTTTGGCGTTTCCGTAGCTATTGGGGAGTACCAGATAGTAATAGGCTCAGAAACTGGCAAAGATGGTTATCCTGATTCCGGAAAAATTCATGTATACTCTAATGCTACTCCCCCTGTTTATTATGGAGGTTTTGATAACCCTGGATACAATGTATCTCCTTCCGGAGAAAGAATGGGAGCGGCTGTTGCTATAACCCCCGCAGGAAAAGCTATAGCAGGCGCCCCTTATAGTGATCTCAGCGCTGGTAGTCAGCAAAATCCTGCAATTGATCGTGGAGCTGTACATCTATTCGATGTAAGTGAATCTGCTATTAGTTCTGATGCAGGTGAGTGGATAGGTATCGCAGCGGGTACTATGACTCAAGGAGAGACTGGGGAAGTTGTTATTCTTGGGGGGCTTACTCCATTCGTATACTCAGGATTAGTTCCTGCTACCTATTACTACGCGAACTTTGACGGTACACTAACGACAGATACAACTGATTATGGCTTAGTAGGTATTGCAACAAATAGTCAACAACTATTAATATTGGGCAGTATTTCTGGCGTATCTACTATGCCAGACCTTAGCGACGTAGATTTTTCTAGTGGTCTTACCCCCTCTCATGCTTTAACCTGGAATGGTCAATTCTGGGAAGGTAAGTTCGTATCTACTGTAACTAGTATAACTGAATTAGACGATGTATCTTTGATTGATACACCTCCAGAAGATACTCAAGCTCTGGTATTTAATTCTTTTAGTGGAAAATGGGAAGCTACCGATATTGGGTACTCTAATGTTTTTGCTTTTAATGACTTAAATGATGTTAGTATTTCTAATGTAGCTGTTGGGCAAAGTCTTTCTTGGAACGGCTCACAGTGGGTGCCTGAAACTTTTTCCCAAGTATCAACTCTCGATGAATTAACTGATGTAAATACAAATGTATTTAAAACTGATAGAGATATTCTTGAATGGGACGGTGAAGCGCTTGAGTGGACAGTAGCTAGAAATGTTTTCGGAAACTTTATAAATATAGAGGCTGAAGGCTCTATTGCTGCGGGCGAGCCCGTCTATATAACTAATAACTCTAAAGTGGCTCAAATACGGGGTACGGAGGAAATAACAGGGGCTGCAGTATTCGAAAATGACTTCTTTCCCGATATATCGCTTGCTGGCTACGGTAGATCAATTGATATATATGAAGATTTAGTAGTAGCAGGTAATCCTGAATTTGACCTACCAGGAATTACAAATACAGGAAAAGCATTTATATATAGTGCTAGTTCTGGAGAATTGTTACAGGTACTATATCCTCCTACTAGCTATATCTACCAGCAGTTTGGTAATACTGTTGCCACAAACGGTGACTTAGTAGCTATTATAGCAGCTGAGAACCCCTATGCTAATGGAAAAGGTAAGGTACACATATATAAAGGAACTACTGGAGAGTACTTAAGATCAATTGAGCACCCCGAACCCTCTAGAACTACTTCAAATGGCTTTGGGTATCACCAAAAATCTATAGATTTTCAAGGAAACTTCCTCTTAGTAGGGGACAAAAACTATAGAGACCCTATTACTAATGCATCTCTAGGTAGGGCGTTCTTATTTAATGCGTATACAGGAGACTTAGTACATACTTTTGAACACCCTAATTCCTCTGCCGTAAATTCTAGAAGTTTTGGTACACAAGTAGCTATGCTTGATGACGGTAGTAAAATCCTTATATATGATGTCTTACAGGACGGGTTTAATTCTGCAACTGCTTATATATATGATTATGCCTATAATTTAGTAAGTACTATAGAAGTACCTCATACGAATGCAGATACTATCGCAATAAATAGTAATTACTTAATTGTAGCTAGTACTTATTCAGGCTACCTATACATTCATAGCCTGCTGGAGGGCACACTTTTATATACTTCTGGGTCTGCTTACTTAGACTATGGGCAGAAGTCTCTTTCTGCCAATGAAAAAACTTTAGTTGTAACATACGGGTCTAATAAGGGCTTCAGAGTTTTTGATATCGCATCGAGAATTCTACTAGCAAGTGAGACTACTTCAAGTGTAGGCAGCTGTGCATCCCTCTTTAAAACTAGATTAGTATACTCTACAGGATATCAGGCAATAACTTATAATTTGAATGATATATCTATTTCTAGCAAGGCCGCAGATTGGGTAGGTATTTCAGAGGGTGCTTACTTAGCTGGAGATACTACTACTATTATTACAGGTTCTGGTTTTGTTTCTGCACTATCAGGGCTTATACCCGGAGCTAATTACTACGTAGCTGTAGATGGAACCTTATTCCCTGGAGCTACAGGCTTCGGAAAGATAGGACGAGCTATATCTGAAACCGAGTTTTTAGTAAGTTCTAATACTAGTAATATTGACCTTGACTCTGATAGCACTGCGTCACTTATTGCAGGTATCGGAGATTTAACAGATGTAGACACTTTTACATTATTTCCTACAGATGGACAATACCTACAGTATAATAGTGTTACTAGTACTTGGTCTCCTGGAGATGTGTCTCTTCCCAGCCTAACAGATATTAGTTTAGCTGACATTGAAAACAACGATCTTTTATTATACTCTGAAGGAATATGGTCAAATGGGACTTTAGCAACTACTAATCTATCAGATATAGATACTACTGTAGCTCCTACAGCATCTCAAACTTTAATTTGGAATGAGAGTACCTCTAAGTGGGAGGCGGGTATACCTGAACGAGCTCTTGATTCTTTAAGTAATATGGGTAGCAGTGTATCTACTCCAACTACAGGTCAGATACTAGTATACAATACTATTGGGGATCAATGGAGCGCAGTAGATAATGAGTTTAGTTTAGATGGCTTAACCGATGTAAATCTAGAGGGAGTTACTGATAATCAATTCCTGCAGTATAATTCCACAAGTAGTGAGTGGGAGCCCGGAACCGTAGCAACAGCCGTATCAGAATTAACAGACGTAGATTTGACTGGAGTTACAGAAGGGCAGTACTTAGTATACAATGATCAAGATAAGTGGGTTCCTACAACTATAGAGTTCGCGGCTGCACTAACAGACTTAACAGATGTGAATGCTGTAGGAGCTACTCAAGGTCAAGGATTAATATACGATACTGGAACAAATAAATTTGAATTAGCAATAGTAGGTACATCTAATGTGGATACATTAGAAGACCTATCTAATGTTTCAATACCAACAACCCCCAATAATGGGGATGTATTAAAATATAACGGGAACACAGATACTTGGGAAGCTACGCCTACTCCTAGTCCTGCCGTTGTATATGCAACTAGAAACTCTTTTCCTGCAATAGGGAACTTAGGGGATTTATCTTTTGCACAAGACACAGGCGTTTTATATGTGTGGGAAGGAACTATATGGTATAACTTAAAGAGAACCAATGCGTTCTACTTGGTTAGAGCCGGACAGTTTACAGGACCACTAACTGGAACACAGTTATTTCAACCTCAACAAACGATAACATTACATGAGATACGAGCACAAGTTGATCAACCTTCTGGTGCCTCTCTAATATTTTCTGTGGTGCGAAGTGGTGCTGAGGTTCAGCAATTTGTTATACCCCCCGCGGCTCCCTTCATTGAAGCTGCTTTTACTGCGGGAGTTGTAGTGGGGCCTGCGGATGAAATAACTGTTGACATAATATCTGGGCCAGGTACTAACCTGTCCATTAAGTTCATTTACTCATAAGGAGATCAATTTTGAGCAATTATACTATAAGTTACCCTGTACCAGTCCTAGGAGAAGATGGACAAGTACAGATATTAGAGGACGGCAGTATTGCTATAGAGCGTTGTACTCACGACCATTTAGCAACTGTAAGTTTAACCGAGGGTTTATGGGAGATACATTTTAGTCCTTTAACAGAGGCCGATGATGAAGAACACGAAGAGCATAACTGCCCTTTTGGTTCGATGCAAGGATTTGCGTACGATCCACGTAAAGGAGCAACCTATAAGAATCCTATCACATCAAAAGAGCAAGGAGTAGAGATTTTTTTAGATCTTTTTCCAGATGCTGAATTAGAGGAGGTACAATAAAATGGCTAAAATTTATGATTATAAAGGAAATACTAGTCAATTCGTAATCCTAGAAGACCCACGAGTTTCAAATGATGGTTTATATTTATTTGATTATAAGCATGACTTTTCTACTCTAAGCCCTATCTATAATAAAAAGTTTGCAACCACCACTGCGAATGCAAATGGTCTAGCAAGTAATACCAAGCAGAATTATAATAGGCCGGGCTACCAGATGGCTCTATCAAAAGACTATGTGGGCTTTGATAACTATACCGTCACGACCCCCACGAGCTATACAAATTTGCATCAGCATAAGTTTTGGATGTCTATGGATAGAAATTATAAAGCTAAAGCTGACGTATTTGTTATGAATAATGGGTCCTCTGATGCAGTTTTCGCCTGGACAGGCGCTGAGGCCGAGAGCGCCACGATAACCTTGACGAGTCTGGGAGTATCTGAGTCTCAAGACTTAAGTGATATTGCTTTTTCCGGAGGCGTGAGTTATTCTCCCACTCTCACCAGCATCGTTCGACCGGGAAATTCTTCTTATTGGTTATATTATCACAGTCCGGGTAATCAGATAGGGGGTCTATATAGGTACTATAATACCACTAATCAATGGTATACCGATAGGATAATGAGAGGGTACAGTATTAACTGGCCAGGCGTTCAAAACCTCACCTCAGGCTATGTTTTTGTTAACTATACCTCTACTTCTTTCCTAGGAATAAGCAGTGTTGATGCTCAGCCTTTATTTGTCAACGTTTATAACTCTAATAGCCCCAGCGGCAGCCCAACCGTTGCCTATAAGTCGAGAGTATATAAGTGTACGGGCACGTCCCAGTCCACCGCGAATATCCTGATTAGTGGTGATTCTATGGCGAGTGCTTACCGACTAGCTGGAGGACTCGATGTAAATGATTTAACGAGTGATGGTACTACAGCCGGAGGAAACTTTGCTAACATCACCTCATATCATGTGCCTACTAAACCTAGTAGAACTATGACTGACCCTAGAGATGGTACAGGAAACACAAAACTTTGGTACGCCGTTTATATTGACGATAATAGTGACTATCACCCCGATCTATGGACGTGGGATACTACGGATGATTCCTTCACTGTACAAACTGATGTTATAATGCAGGCAGGAGCAGGACAATCTGTAGGATTTACTGGTAAATCCAGCGGTGTTGATGCTTGGAATGCTACCATTGACAATAGTCTATATCCGGGGATGTTTAGGGAGAACAATTCTTCTAACAGCACTTCTATCGTTACTCATCATTTATTTGAATTTAATGGGGAAAGATATATTACGCTTATCTGGGTTGATGCTCCTAGGTATTATACCACTAATAATATAATAAAAACCCTATTAACTTGGAAAATTGATGCTGCAGATCCTCGGCTCTTTACATTTCATAGTAAGAAGGTATTACCCTTTCCTTGGCAGTCGCATATATTTTTAAACGATGAAGAAACGCTTATAGGTCTTAATGACGATTATAGTTTTTTAATTATTGCTTTTAACTCAGCTACTGGATGGGAAACAGCAAATACTTTATCCTATAAAATAACCAGTATTGGTAGAGATAGTACTGATAGAATTTGGTACACTAAAGATAGTACTTCTTTAGGGAACACAGTTTATCCAGAACTGCACTTGCTAACACCTAGTTTACCTCTTACTGTAACAGTAACTCCGGCTGCTACTAGCTACACGTACGCAGGAGCACAGATTGCGAGTACGGTAGCAGTTAGTGCGTACAATGCACAAGGGGCTAGAATTTCTACAGATGTTAAATTGCTAATTGAAGGAACTGGTATGACTTTCACTGGAGGTACTACTATTACTACTGTTACCACGAGTGCAGCTGACCCTATCGATGTTGATATATTTATTAATAGTGCAGGATTCTCTAACATTACTGCAAGTGTGGATATTTAATAAATGACTATTTCAGTAGCTACTTCTAAAGTAATAACTCAAATCGAAATTCTGACGGAGCAATACGCTCCGTCAGCTCTTGATCGCCCAAATACTTGGAATAATACGGAAACTACGATATTAGTAGTTCCAAGTCCCGAGGCGAGAGAATCAGTTCAGACAGAGTTTAGTAGTACAGAAGTAGTTACTGGAATAAGTTCTATTAGATTTATTAATTCTTATTCCACCACTGAAGCTCAGATTAATGTGCTTAGTTCCGCAAGTATTCAGACCCCAATTGAGGTAGAGTTCGACACTACCTCAATTGGCTCTGGCTATGCTCGTCACGGAGTATTTTCTCCTTATGTTTTTAAGTCAGGAGAGTCTTTAGTAAATGTAAGAGACGTTTTTGCAGATGTATCTTATACTGCTTGGAATAATCAGTACTCTGATATTATTACACAGAAGGATCCTACTAGATTTGTAAGTTTCTCGGTCTTAGATTTTACGTCCCCAGAAGCTATTCGAGGTTTAGCAACTATTCAGGTTATGGATGGAGAATTGATACCCCCTGATATTACGCAATCATTTCCCCCAAGTGTAAATATATCTGTTTCTTATGACGCAACGTGGGCTCAAACAGCAAATCCACAGCCTTCAGGGTACGTACCAAGTGCAGCAGTAGGAACTACTACAGAGTATTATAGAATAGTAGAATTGACTAATAATGCAGACATTTTTGGTACGACTTATCCTAATGGAGATTATTCGTGGCAGGATGGTCCTGTATCCCTTCTATATGATAATATTCAATTTGCAGTAGAGCCTTTACTTAGGCCTAGTAGTATTGTAGGAGGACTAGAGTACACTATGTCTCGTCAGAATCCAGGGGCGCGGCCTTCGAGACAATATCTTGGTACTGGGTACGGCTTTAATACAGAGGAATCTGGACAATATGGAGTACTTTTTATTGGTAATACTTCAACTTACCCTCAAGATCATGGTATGGGGGTAAAAATTCCTGGAGCTGCTATGAGGAGTAGGTACCTTAGAGTAGCTTTTGATCATTTGAAAACTACTAATACCTCATCCCACGAGGGAGACTATCCTTTTACATTCGATGCTATCATAGGTATGTCTACTACGTTTTCTGGAATTCCTATCCCTCGATTAGGGGATGTGCCTCAATCTTTCCCAGATTTAAATCATGATGGGAGGGCTCAACTAAGGCGAAGAGTTAGAGATACTGGTCAGGTTGAGAGAGAAAGCTCTGCATGCCTCCTAAGTACAGGAGTACAGACTTCTGATATAAGGGCTATAGAGGATAGTAATAACCCTTTTAATAATATGGCTGTCTTTGATGAGGCGACTGTATCAGATATAGATGATTTTTTCCCGCCTGTTACAAACTCTAAAATAGCTAAGACTATCTATATTCTAGACCTTCAAACAGGCCTACATTATTTTTTCTCTAAGAATCTTGAGTTAAAGACTACTATGGAACAGATCTGTTCAGCAAATTCTGGAATAACTAACTATGATCAGAATAAAGATACTTATTTATCCTGGAATATAAGCCCTTTTGTTGAAGATCGTGAAGCAATGTGTCAGAACCTCTATATGAGTTTCTTTAAAATAACTATAGCGGATACTTGGGATACTTCTGATATATTGCTCGATCCAGAAGCAGAGCCTACAGGACAGTATCAGCAAATACTTAGAAGCTGGGAAAATAATGAAGATCAAAACACTAATATTTTAAGTGATAATCAGCAAGCAGGAATAGAGATATTCGGGCAGTTAGATCTTCCTACTACTCCCGCCGTCGATTATGACGTCTCTAAAGCTCCAGAACCAGATCTTGGAAAAGTTATAATGCTACAACCTGTTAAATTTGAGATAAAGGGACCTTGGCTTGGAGATCAATTAGGCTCAAACAAACTTAAATACGATTACTTACCAATAGCTAGTATTCCTGTGCCTATTGATATATCTCATCGAGCTACTCATATTGGAGAGCCTACCAGTATAGATTTTACAGTACTTCGTCCAATTATACCTATAGGAGAAAGCCCAGAGCTACAAAACTTAAGGGTAGCCGTGTCTTCAAGAGAATTTTTTAGCCCCTCTCCTCTACAGAGTAGAGTACTAATAGAGACTAAAGTTCAGCCTACATATGAAAGAAATTTTACAAATACTCTAGTTTCTGACGAACTTCAAATTCAAATTGAAAACTCTAATACTTACTTAGGCGGGGAGTTTGGACAGGATATAATTAATAATAATGCAATATTAGATACTAGTAAAACTTCCATAACTACAGGATTCGATAGATATTTTTTCACAATACCAACTCAATTTAGCTCTATAGATATAACAATACTTATCGAA